CAGCAGTAGGTGAAGAGATTGAAGGAAGTATAAAAAACAATCTTAGGGACGCTATAACTGGTGCGAAAACCTTTGGACAGGCAATGACAGGCGTGCTTAACCGCATCAGAGATAAAATTATTGATGCACAGATAGACAAGCTTATTGGTGGCTTTGGAGAGGCATTTGGTAAGGGTGCAAGTGGCGGAGAGAAAAAAGGATTAGGAGGTTTTCTTGGCGGTCTACTTGGAGGATTATTTGCAGAGGGTGGAAGGCCACCTGTGGGGAAAGCTTCGATTGTTGGTGAAAGAGGGCCTGAGTTATTTGTACCAAAAGTTGCTGGGACAATAGTGCCTAATAGTGCAATTGGTGGTGGTGGTGACAGCGTTACAAATATCATCAATGTCTCAGTTGATGCCTCTGGTAGCTCAGTTCAAGGCGATAGTGGTATGTCACAACAATTGGGTGAGCAAATAGCTGTTGCAATAAAAGCTACACTAGTTGAAGAAAAACGATCTGGAGGTTTATTAGCATAATGGCAACTTTTCCCTCAATCACTCCAGCCTACGGAGAGACACAAACTATAGAGCAAGACAACATTGTTGTTAAGCTAGGTGATGGATATGAGCAAAGATTAGTACGAGGACTTGCAGCAAACAAACGCTATCACATAATTAGTTTAGTTTTTAATATTACACAGGCTCAAGCAAATACAATAAACACTTTTCTTAATGCACGTTTTGACGATCAAGATGCTTTTCAGTACACGATAGGAGGAGAATCCTCTGCTAGAAACTTTAAATGCACTAGGAGAAGTGCGTCTATTCCATACAACGATAGGGTAAATATGAATCTTACTTTTGAAGAGGTATTTGAGGCATAATGGCAATTCCTCACGCTGAACTACAAAAAATAAATCCAAACTCAATTATTGAGCTTTTTGAACTGGAACTTGTTGAAGGTTTACACTATGCCACTGGCAATCCCTCAAATGTACCGACTATTTATCGTTTTCATTCTGGTGGAAATATAGATACTTATGCAAATATAGTATGGCAGACAAATACTTATGAGAGATTTCCTATTGAAGCAAGTGGCTATGAGTTTGCTGGAGAGGGCAAGATACCAAGACCTACACTGGTAATGAGTAATTTAGGAGGAATTACAAGACTTGGTTCTGTGTTGAGAGTCACAGATTTGTTAACAACTGTAAATTTAATAACTGCACATAATGACTTATTAGATGCCAAAGTAACAAGAAGAACTCTCACAGCAGATGCCTTAGACGCTAGTAACTTTGCTGGTAACACAAACCCTTTTGGCACACCAAGTTCTGATGAATTTCCTAAAGAAATACATTTCATAGATAGAAAAATACAAGAAAGTAGAGATTTAGTCTCTTTTGAATTAGTAAACAGGCTTGATATGCAAAATAAAAGAGTGCCAGCAAGACAAGTGACCAGAAAAGATTTTGATGGTGTTGGTACATTTGTTAATTAATTATGAATGAGCTTTTAAAAAATGAGGCTATAGCACACGCAAAAGAAGAAGCACCAAATGAGTGCTGTGGATTATTTTTAAAAACAGCTAACGGGCTTGAATATTTTAGGTGTAAAAATGTAGCTTATGAGTTTGAAATGGGATCTTTTATTATTGATCCACTTGACTTTGCAGATGGTGAAGATAGAGGTGAAGTTTTAGGTGTAGTTCATTCACACCCTCAAAATGTATTGGAATTTTCAGAAGAAGATATTGTAAGTTGTAATGCAGTTCAAATACCTTTTTATCTTGTTTGTCCAGATTTAGATAAAATGATTGTAATTGAGCCGAAAGAAGATGCTTAAAAAAATAAAAGTTTATGGATTTATAAGAAAATATACAGGCCAAAGTGAATTTTTGGCTGATGTAAATTCACCGCATGAAGCATTTAGTTTTTTGTGGTGTAATTTTAAGGGACTTGAAGAAAAAATGTCCAAACAAGTTTTTTGTATAAAGGTTGGAGATAAGCCAATAACAAAAGATCTTTTAACGCTTAGAACAAATCAAGATATAAAAATCATTCCTTTAGTTCATGGTAATTTTTTCATGTTTATTGCTGGCTTGGCTTTAAAATATGGTGCTAAAGAATACATCAAAAATAAAATTATTCAAACTGTAGTTACTTATGTTGCTCTAAGTATGATAACTCAGGGCGTAAATAATATACTTTCTCCACAACAAAACACGCAGCAACAGAACAGAGAAGATCCACTTGACCCATCTGCATTGGCTAGTAACTATTCATTTACAGGGCTGACTAATATTTCTCAAGCTGGTATACCAGTTAATTTGGCGTATGGAGAAATTTTAGTTGGTTCTATTGTGGTTTCAAATGGTATTGATACAGTTCAAGTGGAGGGTACAAACTAATGAGTATTAAAGAATTTGACCAAAGCACAACCTTTTCAAACCCTGATTTACCTAGTGGTGCATTATCTTCAAAGCAGTTTAATACGATAGTAGAGCTATTGTCTGAGGGAGAAATAGAGGGCAGTGCAACAGCATCAAAAAATGGAATAACAGATAAAACATCTACAGCTTATATAAATAGTTTTAAAAAAGATATTTTCTTAAATCAAACACCGATACTCCAAGCGGCTGCAAGTGTTAGCTCACCTCAAGATAGTGATTTTAATTTTAAAGATGTTGGCCTTGATTTTAGGGATGGCACTGCAAATCAAACTTTTATTTCTGGAATAAAAAATATTGAGACAGAAGTTGGAATAGGTACAACTGTTACTACTTCAAATCCAGTAACACATACAGTTTCCCAATCAACAATAAATGCTGTAAGAGTCACATTAAATTTCCCCTCTATGCAAGTCTTTAATGATGAAGGTGGTATAGATGGAACAGAAGTTCGTTTATTAATAAAGGTTATTGAAAATGATGGGACAACTACAACAGCAGTTGATGACACTGTAAAAGGTAGATCAACAAACGCATATTTTAGAGATTATTTAATAAATCTTGCTAGTGGTACTTCATTTCCAGTACAGATCAGAGTTGAAAGAGTAACACCAGACAGTACAGAATCAAGCACTGTTAATGCGTTTAGGTTTAATTCTGCAACAAATATCATAATGAAGCAAAACGCATATCCAAACACTGCTCATACGGCTTTAAGATTTAGTGCTGAAAAATTCCCAAGAATACCTAATCGTGTATATAGGATTAGAGGAATTAAAGTAAAAATACCATCAAATGCAACAGTAAATGCCACTCATGGCAGTCTTTCTTATGCTGGTACATGGGATGGAACATTTAAAGCAAGCAAAGAGTGGTGTTCAGATCCAGCTTGGATTTTATATGATTTGCTTACAAATGATCGTTATGGCTGTGATATTGCTGAATCTTCTCTTGATAAATTTACATTTAAATCTGTTAGTGAATATTGCGGAGCATTAATTGATGCTGGTAATGGTGACGGAAGCACTGAGCCACGTTTCAGTTGCAATGTAAATATCACACAGCAAGCTGATGCATTTAATATTATAAACGCTTTGTGTAGCACAATGAGGGCTATAGCTTTCTACTCTGCTGGTACAATAGCTATTTCACAAGATGCTGAAGGAAAAGCAACAAAATATATCTTTAATAATTCAAATGTTACTGATAGTGGTTTTGTTTATAACGGCTCAAGTCTAAAAACAAGGCATACAGTTATCAATGTTCAGTACCTTGACATGGTAACTCAAGAATTAGATATTGAAACTATTGAGGCTGATGCGGCCACCCAGACTAAATATGGAATAAAAACAAAAACTATAAAAGCTTTTGCTTGTACTTCTAGGGGTCAAGCTGCCAGATTAGGAAAATGGTTTTTATTTAATGAACAAAACTCTGGAGAAAGTTGTGCTTTTACAACGACTGCTGCTGCTGGTGTTTTGGTTAGATGTGGAGACATCATTGAAATTGCAGATTCATTAAAAGCTGGAGTTAGAAGAGGTGGTTTGCTTTCTTCGGTAACAAGTACAACAGTTGTTGTTTTAGATGATTCAGCCTCAACAGATATACCAACTACAAACAGCCCAACAATTTCAGTTGTTATGCCTAACGGCTCAGTTGAAACTAAAACTATCAGCAATGTGTCAGGAGGAACAATAACTGTTTCTTCTGCATTTAGTACTACACCTAATGTAAACGCACCTTATGTTTTAGAAAGTTCAACTTTAGAAACAACAACATGGAGGGTAGTATCTGTAACTGAAAATGATGATCTTACTTATTCCATATCGGCTCTTGAACATAATGAAGGAAAATATGCTTTTGTTGAAGATGGAACAGCATTACCTACTAGAACAACTACAACTTTAACTCAAATAAAAGATCCACCAGAGGGTTTACAGGCACAAGAAAAAATTGTAATTATTAACAACAAAGCGGTTGCAAAAATTTTACTTGATTGGCAGACGCAATTAGGTGTAAGTAAATATGAAGTTCACTACAGAGTGGATAATGGAAGTTTTACAAAAATTGAAACAGTTTCTAGTGAGGCTGAAATAGTAAATAGTCAGGCTGGTAGATATGAATTTAGAGTATTTTCTTTTAATGGTCTGAATGAGCCAAGTAGAACACCAGCAGAATTAACTTTTGACGCTGTGGGAAAAACAGCACCACCAGCAAATATTACTGGTCTTACTTATGAACCTTTAACAGATAAGCTTGCAAGGCTTAGATGGAATCCACCAACGGAGGCAGATGTGGTCGCAGGGGGAAAAATTTTCATCAGGCATACCCCAGACACTACAGGAAATGGTACTTTTTCAAATGCAACTGACCTTGTTACTGCTGTTGCTGGTAATACAAGCTCTGCTGAAATACCGATTTTAGCTGGAGAGGTAATTCTTAGGGCGCAAGATGATGGAGGGCGGTTTAGTACTGGAGAAACATCTGTAATTATTGACCCACCAGACCCAGTACCAGCTTTAATAGCACAAACTAGGAGAGAAGATAACGACAACCCAAAATTTCAAGGAACAAAAGTAAATACAGCTTTTGATAGTGCATCAAATTCATTGACTTTAGCTGGTGTTGGTTTATTTGATACTATTGCTAATTTTGACAATGAAACAAGTATTGACTTTGTTGGGGGTGTTGCACCATCAGGAACTTATGAATTTGGCGGTAGTGCTGGGGGGACTTTTTTAGATTTAGGGGGTGTATTTGCCTTAGACCTTAAAAGACATTTAAAATCTAATGCTATTTATCCAAATGACTTGATTGATAGCAGGGGGCTTATTGATGACTTACAAGATTTTGACGGTACTGGGAGTGTTGATGTCAATGCTATTACTGAAATAAATGTAACTCAAGATGACCCTAGCTCTGGTTCTGCAACTTACGCTGGTTTTCAAACTTTTGCAAATGGTACTTACAGGGGTAGAGGATTTAAGTTTAGAACTACTTTGACTTCAAATGATTCAGCCCAAACAATTAGAGTCACAGAACTAGGTTATACAGCAAGCTTGCAAAGAAGAACAGAATCAGGAACACAGACATCAAGCGGTTTAACTACAGTAACTTTCGATTCTCCTTTTTTTGTTGGCACAAGTTCTTTATTGGGCGCAAATAGTCAATTACCCTCTATTGGTATTACTGCAAGTGACCTACAAGCTGGGGACTTTTTCACACTATCTGACATCACAGCTTCATCATTTAAAGTACAATTTAAAAACAGTTCTGGAGCTTCAGTAAATAGAAACTTTAATTTTACTGCTGTAGGGTTTGGTAAAGGTGGATAAAACAGCTATTATAGAAAAAATTGCTTTAAATTAAATGGCAAGAGTTGATAATACTGGTGGTTCTGGTTTTACAGTTGATAACGGAACTGGTCTTGTTGTAAGAACAAAGCTCAACCAAATAATTGCTGCACTAAGCACTACCAATCAAGGCTCTGGTGATCCGTCAATCGGTGTTGCAGCTTATGTACAACACATTGATGGTAATACTTTAAAAATTAGAAACGCTGCTAATAATGCTTTTGTAAGTTTAGGGGATGTAAGTCAGACAAACTTTGGTCATGCTTCTTTATCTTCAGCAAATACATTTACGGCAAGAGCAACTTTTAATGTCACATCATCTATAACAATACCAAGCGGAGATACAAACGCTAGAGACAATGTTCCAGCAGTGGGTATGATACGTCATAACAGCCAATTAAACCGCTATGAGGGCTACAACAACGGCAACTGGGAAAATTTAGGAGGTGCCTCAGGTATTGCGAATGTTGTTGACGATACAACACCTCAACTTGGAGGAAACCTAGACGTTTTAGCAAGAGAAATAAATACATCTACAACAAACGGAAATATAAAAGTTACACCAAACGGAACAGGATTATTTGAAATTAAAGGAAATACTAATGATGGTACGCTACAGCTTAACTGCAATCAAAACAGTCATGGTGTAAAAATTAAATCCCCAGCTCATAGTGCTGGTCAATCATATACTTTAATTTTGCCAGATAACCAAATTGCTGCTGATAAAGTTTTAAAAGTTAAAAGTATTTCTGGTTCTGGTGCAACAGCAGTTGGTCAGCTTGAGTATGCAGATGCTGGTGGTGGTGGTGGAACTGGTGGAGGCGGTGAGCAGATTTTCTTTGAATCTGAAAATGAAATGAATAATAGTTATACAATTTCATCAAATCATAACGCTTTAGTTGCAGGGCCATTAACTATTGCATCTGGTGCTACACTAACAATAAATAGTCCCTCTGTTGTAACGATTCCATAATGGCTTTAGTACTTAACGGCTCAAACGATACAATCACTGGATTACAGATAAATTCAGCAAATATTGTAGACGGCTCTATTGTAAATGCAGATATAAACGCAAGTGCAGCAATCGCAAGCACAAAACTTTCTGGAATAACTGCTGGAATAACAGAGGCAGATCAATGGCGAGTAAGCTCTTCTTTTGATGTAAATGGTTCATCATTTATAACTTCTAATTGGGAAAGAGTGGATAATACTGGTTGGGACAAATTAGGTACAGGAATGTCTGAATCAAGTGGGGTATTTACATTTCCCTCAACAGGTATTTGGAATGTAATCTTCTGGACTACTGTTAGACCAACTAGTAACACTGTGATGTATGCTGGTGTTGAATATTATTACACGACAGATAATGGTACTTATAACAATATTGCAAATTTTTACGGTGGTGTTTCTACCACTGCTTTTTTTGACTGTATATCAGCAGCACACATGTTTGATATAAGTAATGTATCTACACATAAGATAAAATTTAGAGCAACTTCTGCGGCAACGACTACTTATTCTGCAAATACCTCTGAAACGCAGTTATCTGCTACTTTTATTAGATTAGGAGATACATAATGAGATTAGACGGAAGAGCAGATCACATAGAAGATTATCTAGTTACTGTACGAACAGGACAATGGTTTGGGTGGTCTGATTCTAAAAATAAAATATACGCAAATTTAATAGTGCATGATGGTGGAACTAAACCTACAGAAAAACAATGTACAGATGGACTTGCTGCACTACAGGCTGCTTGGGATTTAGAAAATGATAGTTATAAATCAAAAAGAAGGGCAGAATATCCAAAGTTTGAAGATCAGTTTGACCAGATATATAATGAGGGGATAGATGCTTGGAAAGCTACTATCAAAACCACAAAGGACAAGTATCCAAAACCTAGTTAATTATGAGTGCCAAAATTAAGTTAAATGCAGCATCAGGTGGTGGGTCTTTCAGCTTACAAGCACCATCTTCTTCTGCTAATACAAGGGTAATGACGTTACCTGATACAGCAGATGGAACGATATTAACAACAACAAACCCAAAGGCAGGGAATATTATCCAAGTTCTACAAAGTACATTTACCGCAGCAACAAGCACAAGTTCAACTTCTCTTGTTGATACTGGATTATCTGTAGCTATAACACCAAGTTCTACAAGCAACAAAATATTGATAATGTATGGTTTGTATATGTCTGTAAATTCAGGTGAATATTCGGGTAGCACATCAATAGTACGAGGAAGCACAGAAATATTTATTGGAGATGCTATTTCTAGTTCAAGACGTGCTACGGCTTTTATGTGGCCTAACTCAGGACGTGATCCTCATTTTGTAGGACATCAATTTTTAGATTCACCAAGTGCGGACACTGAGACTACTTATAAAATTCAATATAGATCTAATTATACAAGTAATACTGTCTATATTGGAAGATCAACTGTAGGTGTAGCTTCAGATTCACACTCAACAACACCTGCAAGTCTTACAGTAATGGAGGTCGCAGGTTAATGGGATTAGATCACGAAGCGATAAGGAAAGCATATTCTGAAGCTGTAACTATTAATGACATAACAGGTGCTTTTGATAAAGATGGTAATTCTATAACTCTTGAACAAAGCAAAATAGATGCTGCACGAACCACACTAGACGCTGAAGCTGCTGCAATAGCTTATCAATCTGTTAGACAACCTTTATATCCAAGTTTGGGAGACTTCGCTGACGCTATGTACTGGAATAGTAAAGGAGATTCTAGTAAACTAACAGCATACTACGCAGCCTGTGAAAAGGTAAAAACCGACAATCCAAAACCTAGTTAATTATGTCAGAGATCAAGGTAAATTCGATAAAAGGGGTAGGAGCAAGCACTGCTGCTATTACTGTCAACAATTCTGATGGAACGTGTACTGCCAATATTACCAATAACCTAAGTAATAGAAATTTAATAATTAATGGGGCTATGCGAGTAGCCCAACGTGGCACTACATCTACAGTAAATGGTTTTGGAAGTATTGATAGATGGCAATTCAATTATGGTGGACATGATAATGCAATTACGCAGTCTCAAATAGATGTTGCCCCTACTGAAACAGGTGCTGGAACATCAGGTTTTAGAAATGCTTTTAGGATCACAAATGGAAACCAAACAAGTGGATTTGGTGCTACTGATTATTTTCAATTCCAACAAATGATTGAAGATCAGAATATTGCAAATTCTGGCTGGATAGTTAATGATCCAAATAGTAAAATAACTCTTACCTATTGGATAAGATCAAGCGTTGCTCAAGAATATTTTGGGTTTGTAGAAACTTATCATGGGGATGACTGGATGTTTGGTTGGAGTACAGGGGTTTTATCAGCTAATACATGGACAAAAATAACAAAAACAATTAACGGCAGAAGTAACTTAACTTGGGGTAATGATAATATGCATGGATTATTGGTTGCACCTGTAACTTTATGGGGTTCAAATTATACAGATAGTTCTGTAGGAAATGATGTTTGGCATCAGTATTTTAGTAGTTCAAGGACTCCAGATGCTACATCAACATGGTGGACAACAAATGGAGCGACAATTGACATAACAGGAGTTCAATTAGAAGTAGGGTCATTTTCGAGCGACTTTGAATTTAGGTCAATCGAGGAGGATTTAGCCAAATGCCAGAGATATTTTTATCAGGCAACAAAAATTGGATCAACTAGTGAAGTTACAAACGCACCTATAGCAGCAGGATTTTACCTTACCGCAAGTGATTATAGAGCAGTAATTGATTTTCCTGTAGAGATGAGAGCAGCACCTACTCTTTCATCAAATGATAATAGTGGTAGTTATTACATTCACTACAATGCAAATGCTGATACTATTGACAGACTCGATTCTTTTTTCAATACTAAAAGAAGATCTATAGTGAGAAACACTGCTCATGTAAGTGGTACACAAGGTTATTTTGGTATGCTTCACCAAGAAACTGGAGATTCAAATTTAAACTTTAGTGCGGAGCTTTAATCATGGCTAAATATAAAAATCTAGACGATACAATTAAGGGCAAAACTATAACAGTTGGCATACTTCTTATAGATGAAGTAACTAAAACTAGAAAGTCAATTCCTCTTGATGAAGATAATATAGATTATCAAGAGTATTTAAAATGGGCTGCAATAGAAGGCAATACTCCCGACCCTTACGATCCAAATACTTAATTTACTTTTTCCATTTGTCTTGTAAGAACAGACATTGTTACATAAAGTGGTGCTAATGCACAGATTCCAGCAAAAGTTATAATTGTAACAGGCACTAAAGCCTTTAAAAATGCCTCTCTAATCATGTTTCAAAAAATTTGTCAGATAGCCTCATTGTTGTCTCTTTTTCTAACCTTGTCAATGTTGGGCGGTTCATATTACGCTTACCGCTTTGTTACCTCTGAACAGTTCAAAGCAAGAGTGATGAATGAAGTTTTGGACAATGTGCAAGGAATCATGCCAAAAGTTTTGGATAATGCTATACCAGATATGACAGGGCCAACAGTTCCAGAGTATATAAAACCTAAGAGTTGATGGAGATACCAGAAATAGGTATCAGACAAATAAATGTTCCAGAGGTATATATTCCTGAGATATACAAGCCTGATCCTATATTGCCTGTAATAACAAATTTAGAAATAGATGTTGTAGGTTGTACATATCAGCATAGAGATATAAAAAATACTGGTAACACACAGCTATTGCTTGATGACCCAAATGGAGTGTTTTTGACTTGTGGTGAATCTTTGTTTCCTAGCTTTTACCCTATGGAATACAGACCAGATCAGTTGGTGATTACTGAAGATTTACCGATAACAAATGAAGCTCCACCTATGCCAGAGTCAGATATTCCAGAGACAAAAACACCAGAAAAGAAAAAAGAAGAATTAGTAATCCCAGAGTGTCCAAGTAAAAAAGACCAAAAAGTTGGAGATTACAGAAACGCAAAACGCATTGAAAGAGTTGTAGGGCATGAGTTATCCTCAGACAAAACAGAGTGCATTACCCTTTATGAGGACGTACCCTTTCGAGAGACTTTTATTGGTACACCT